CAATCGGTATCGTTCTTATCCATCATGGGTATGAGAAGTTGGAAAACATTGAGAACTTTGCGGACGCCTTCGTGCGTCCTCTCCACCTCCCCTTTCCCGTCTTCCTATCCTATGGGGCAGCTGCCTCTGAGATAGCAGGAAGTTGGCTTCTGATTACAGGATTGGGTACAAGGTTAGGGGCATTGGCAATCACAGGTACTATCTCGATAGCTATCTACCATGCCATTTCCACATCGGGTTTCAACATTTATCTGTTGGAACTCCTGGTCCTATACTGGGGTGGATCATTCTTCCTCCTCACAAATGGTGGGGGAATGTTCTCCATTGATGAACTCATAAAGAGATCTTATGGTAATACCTTTACCATATTAAGAGAAAATTTCAATCACATGGGGTCTTGACACCCCAATACAACTCAGTTATATTGGAGGGGTTATACCCTCTTTTTTTATGAACAATCTTGTGACTCAAATTGATCAAGCAATTAAGACACTTGGATGGGATGAGTCAGCAGATATTGTTGTAGAGATTGGTGGGACTGCCGTCTCTGGTATCCACCAAGGAGAAAACTATAACGAGAAGTGGGCCACCCCATACGGTGTTCAGAAGTATAATAAGGATGCCTTTATCGTCATCAAGAATCTCACCACTAGAGACCTGACCAAATCACAACCAAACCCTGATCTAGTTGCCCATCATGCAAGACTTCAACCAACCGAAACCACAGGAACCGACACCCCCATCGACCAAGCAGATAATAATGGAACAACAACTGAATAATGTGGTGAAACTTCTTAATGGAAAACTGACACACCAAAAGATATTCAGTTCCACGGGGGAGAAGTCCTACAGATATAATATTGATTACAAACAAACAATCGAGGAGCAACATGCAGACGACAACACCTGAATCATTCCCTGAGATACCCAAGGGTAGTGAGATGATTGATGATGTCTTCTATGTGTGGGAGACACGATTCGGCCTCTTCTCAACGATGACCAGGGAGGGTCGTCAGATGCTGACGGGACCAACTAAGGAGGCCGCCGTTGAGATGACACGTTGGCATCTCAAGTGTGAGCAGGATGGTTGGCCAGAGGGTAGTGTTAGGGTAGTAAATAATGGGGTAGTAAGTGGTAAGTTATGACATTTCTGGTATTTTCAAAGGACGGATGTCCATCCTGTGCTAAAGTAAGACAGGTTTTACAGCTCGCAGAAGTCAAGCATGTGATATATAAAGTTGACAGGGACTTTACTAGGGAAGAGTTCATCGAGAACTTCGGACCTGATGCCACCTATCCAAGGGTTGTCTTGGATAAGAAACTCATTGGTGGATGTGTAGAGACCGTAAAATACTTACGAGAACAGAAGCTAGTATAATGGATGACTGGGAGATCTATCAGGATGTCGAAAAATCTATCGACTATGCATTTGATCACAAGTTCTTCCTTAACATGTATGAATATCTCAAGAGTAAGAAGGTGAGGAAGATAGACGCTAAGGAGTTTATCCACAGTACCACCGGAAAGGAACTACAGGATCTGATTAATGACCTGGAGGAGTACATTCACGGTGGTGCTGACGGTGAACATAAACAACTGAGGGAGGCATATGGACACCTGGGTAAACCAGAGGCTAGAAAGATTAAAAATTATCTACAGGGGATACTAGACGATGCTAGAAGATATGGACAAGAAAGACAATCCAGAAAGCGTAAGTCTAAATAAGCTTGAAAGTGAACCACCACCATCTAATCGTGGGGTGGAGTTGCTACTTAGAAACAGGAGGAGAACCGAGAAGCCCAAGACTTTCCAGATTAAGTTTGGGAATATGGTTTCCTTCCTAAGGAGAGAGATCGTATTCCATTTTAACTTTTACCTGGACATTAGGAAAAAGTAATTAGGAGGATACAATGTTAGCAGTAACCCTAACGCTATCTACGATCATCTCATTTATGTTTCTCTTAGTAGGAGGAGTAATTGGATACCTGGTCAAGGAGTATGTGATTGAAAGGAACTCAACCTACATTCCCATGCACCCAGAGATGTTCGATGAAAATGGCAATGTTATTCCTGATGATGTCCTAGCCGTTCGATTTGAGAATGGTCTAGAGGACTTTCAACAAGAAGAATGACCTTGACGGGTCAAAATAAATAACCTATACTGATTGCAAAACGAATTACTATGGCTACATCATCAACAAGAAAGAAGGCAGTAACGGTAAAGAAAACCACACCTAAGCCTAAGACAGTTGCGAAGAAGCTTCCACCTAATCCTTTTATTCATGAGATTCTTGAACTGGTATCCAGTAAGAGAACCATCAATCAAAAGGTTGAAACCCTACAACAATACAGGACGGATGCACTGACAGCTGTTTTGATTTGGAACTTTGACGACAGTGCGATCTCAGTCCTCCCAGAAGGTAACGTACCCTATGAGAGGAATGAGGTCCCTGTGGGGACCGACCACACGTCTCTGAGACACGAATGGAAGAACCTCTACCACTTCATCAAGGGCGGTAACGATTCACTCTCCAAGACCCGTAGGGAGACCATGTTCATTCAGATGCTGGAGGGTCTTCATCCCGAGGAGGCTGACCTGATCTGTCTGGTTAAGGACAAGGGACTTGGTAACAAGTATAAGATCTCTAAGCAGGTTGTGGAGCAGGCATTCCCAGACATCAAATGGGGTGACAGAAGTTGAGCGATAAGATTACCATTCTACATGAGGATTGTGACGCAGAACTAGCTAATGATAAGTCCCTTCCATACACCACCTATCTTGTGGAGTATAAGTTGGACGGGACAACTCGTTATGATATTGTAAACTGTAAGAGGGTAGTGGACATCTTCGACCACTACTGGGATAACTATAGACATGACCTCATCAAGTTCACCCAGACTGGTGGACAGATCAATCCTAAGAATTGGAATGACCCCAATAAACCCAAGGAAGAAAAGAAAAAGAAATGAAAGGATTTGATATTAACTTTGAGGGTCTAGACATGGACCCAGATGAGGTTCAGGCTCTTCTTAAAAAGTATAAGAAAATCAAGAAGTACCAGAAGTCCAATCTATTTGCCGTCAAGACCATGGATGGGACAGAGGATGTGGTCTCCAAAATGATCGAGGAGGCTCGTGAGGGAGGCTTCTGATCCATCTGATCAATGGAAACTCTATCAAGCTGGTGGTAGACCAGTTGAACAGACCTATGTCCTGATGCTAATCAGTGAGTTGGAGGGTAGTTCTCAACACCTTAAGTACATGGGTTTCTATGAGGACATGGAGGTTCTCAATGAGATGAAAAAGAGATACTACAAGTTGTATTTCAAACTCAAAAAGGAAGCAAAGGCCAATGGACAAGGATAAAGTATGGAAGATGTGGGAGACGGAGTGTTGTGCATGTGGTCAGATGACCCCTGCCAATAAGTGTCCTACACTTGGATATTGGAATGAGGAACTACACATTTGGGTTGGTTCTATGTGCAAACCCTGTTGGTTGAGACAGGAGTATCCACACTTGTATAAAAATAAATAAAACATCGAAGGAGACACATGCTTTCCACCCAGTATCGGCTTAGGCTAGAGTTCATCTGTAAGTGTATCGCAAACAATGAAGACGTTAAGTTAGAAGACATGGTATGGGCCCAGAAGTTAGCCAAGGCCAACACCACAGCTAATGAGATGTTAAAGAAGGCACGTCGTCAGGCGAGTCAAGACATCCAGGAAGGATCCATGGATGATTTTATGAATAGGATGGGACTTGGGGATCCTGATCCATCCAATCACAAGACAGGGTTCCGAGATACAGATGATATGGTTGAATGGTTTCACGTTGACAAACCCGATGATTGGAGGCAGAGGGACTAATGAAACAGGCAGTAGTTTACAGCAACAGGAGTCAGGAGTGTGAGAGGGTAGAAACCTTATTGGATTCTATTGGTGTAACATATCAAACATACTACCTGGACCAGCACTTTACCGGTAGTCAGTTCTACAATGAGTTTGGTGACGTGGAGTACCCACAAATCGCGATTGGGGTCAAACACATAGGTGGTCTCAAAGAAGTTTTACAATGGAACAACAATGTGAGGGTAGCTTGACATATATAATATATGGGGTCTATAATAAGACCATCGTTCATCCCGTTCGTCCGGGCGGGACGCAAGTAAGTCGCGGAACGGAGCGTTCATCCCAT